TATACACCGAGATCAAAACGTGCGGCAATTGCAACAGTAAACATTGCTGTAGATACTGCAAATTCTTCGCCAGGATCTTCTACAATTTCTAAAGGTTTTAATTTTGTAAGTAATGAAATTGATGGTAGATCATTCAATTTCACAACCCTTTCAAGTTACACAACTGCAAAAACTGCAAACACTTTTGTTTTCTCTAACATTGAAATCTATGAAGGACAAATTGTAACATATAATTATGTTCAATCGAATTTGTCAAATCCTAAGCAAATTTTCAATATTCCTGATGCAGACATAGACACATCAACATTGAAAGTTTCGATTAGACCTTCTGTATCAAATACAGATATAACAATACACAATTTAGCAGATGACATTTTATCGTTAACTGCAACAGATGAAGTTTATTTTTTGCAAGAAGGCACTAACGGAAATTATCAGATATATTTTGGCAATGATGTTTTCGGTAAAAGTGTTCCTGACGGCGGTGTCGTATCATTAGAATATCTCACCTGCAGTGGTTCTATTCCAAACTCATCAAACAATTTCGTCACTGTAAATACAATAGATGGATACACAAACATTGTGGTTGATTCAATATCTAAGGCAGCCGGTGGATCAGAAAGAGAAACTGTTGATGAAATCAAATTTGCCGCACCACTCAACAATTTATCACAAAATCGTGCAGTTACAAAAAATGATTACATAAATCTGATACAACAAAAGTATCCATACTTTGAGGCCGTTAATGTGTGGGGTGGTGAAGAGAATGATCCTCCTGTTTATGGTAAAGTATTTGTCTCTGCAAAACCCGCTTTAGGATTTGAAGTTACAGACACAATTAAAGAATATGTCAAAGAACAAATTTTGAAACCCATTAGTGTATTAACAGTTACACCAGAAATTGTTGATGTTGATTACAATTATTTGAAAGTTGAATCTTCAATATATTATGATCAAAATAAAACAAATTTAAACGACTCAGAAATCATCTCTGCTGTTCGTCAATTGATTTTGAATTATGCTGATACAAATTTAAATCAATTTAATACATATTTCAATTATTCGGGATTAGAACGAAGTATACAAGATTATAGTTCATCTTTTACCTCGAATGAAATCGATTTTCGTGTTGGCAAAAAGTTTAGACCAGATCTAACAACGTCAAACACATACAATTTGGAATTCGGTTTTCAATTGAGACGTGGTTCAACGAATGATACATTTTTCTCTACACCAGATTTCACAATTTTAGATTCAGATGGCGCACAGAGAACTTGTTTCTTTGAAGAGATACCTTCATCTTTCACGGGTGTTGAATCCGTAACAATTCTAAATGGTGGTTTCAATTACACCTCAACTCCGACTGTAAACATTATTGGTGACGGTGTAGGTGCAACTGCTTTAGCAACAATCGTTAATGGTAAAGTTTCAAAAATTACTGTGACAAATCCAGGCATTGGTTACACAACAGCAACAGTTAGGATTACTGGAGGTGGAGGTTCTATTGCGCAGGCTTCAGCAGTTCTTGAAGGCAGATATGGTAGTATGAGAATTTCTTACTATAAACCAGACGAAGTTACTAGTGAACAAACTAAGATTGTTTTGAATTCGACAGTAAATTCTGGAATTGTTGGCGTTATAGATTATGTTGCAGGCAAAATCACAATCAATGATTTTAATCCAATATCCGTAAATAACAATTTTGGTGACATCACGATCTATTGTACTCCAAATACTAATGTCATACAATCTAGTCTGAATAAAATGTTGGTTCTTGATCAAGATGATCCGACTAGTGTTGTTGTAAAAACTACAAAAATACGATGAGCGATTACATAACATCTTCTATAGTATCAGCACAACTTCCTGGATTCATTCGAGATGAATATCCACAGTTTGCTCTATTTTTAGAAAAATACTATCTTTGGTTAGAACAGTCTGGTAATGCAATACAGGCATCAGAAGAACTGAAAAACAGTCATGATGTTGACCTTGCATCAGATTATTATGTTGAACAGATAAAGAAAGAATTTCTTCCATACTTGCCAGAAAACATATCTGTAGATGACCGAACACTCATAAAACTTGCCAGAAATCTGTATTCAGCAAAAGGTACTCCACAGTCTTTAAAATTTCTTTTCAGAGCATTATTCAATGAAGAGATTGATATATTTTATCCAAAAGATGATATACTTAAAGTTTCAGATGGTAAATGGGTTTTACCCTTAGCATTAAGACTTGATACTTCCGATGATAATATTTTCAATATACAAAATTCAATTATAACAGGAGAGAATTCCAAAGCGACAGCCTTAGTCGAAAGTGTGACTAGATCGATAGATCGACAATTAGGAATATCATATATTGAAGTCTACATCTCGAATGTTCAGAGACTTTTTGAAACTGGCGAAACCGTATCGGCAACATATAATGATGGCGTATCTAACATCACTGTTACAGCAAAACTCATTGGTTCACTTTCAGAAATAAAAATTGATCCTGCAAATAGAGGATTGTTCTACAGAGGATATGACACAACGACTGGTTATACTGGCGATCCTGTTACGATAGTTGGTGGATTAAATCCAGATGCAAATACTCCAGTTGGTGCGATAGCGTATGTCGGAGAAACCACGAAGGGTGCAGTGACTGACATCATTGTTGTTAATGGAGGATTTGGATTTAGAGATCCAGCACAAGACGGATACTCAACATCTATAGTAGATATTAAAAACGGATTCACATCTACACTTTTTGGAACTGAGGCTGCTGCCGAAATTTCATTAACAGATTCTGGTACAAGCAGAACAATGAATGTTTCTAATACGATAATTGAATTCATATTTGATGAGACATTGGACAATGTTGGTGGTACAGGTAATGCACAGAATACAATAATCAATACACTGGGAACATATCAGAGTTTTAATGTTTATCCAATATCTTTTGTTTCCATAGTTGGTTCAGGTGGTGGTTACAGATCAAAACCTGAAGTTAATATTTACAGTCTGTATAACGAATCAAACGAAGATGTGTTGGTGATATCATCAAGTAACATTATAAAAAATACAAATTACATTAGTGATTTCAATCAAGATTTGACATCATCTTTTGAACCTGGCGATTACGTTAGAATATTTCTTAACCAAAGATATGAAGATATCCGAATAGTATCATCGGTTGATGCTAATAGCATATATTTTACTGATAATTTTGAAAATGATATAAACGGTGTCTCTGTTTACAAAGTGTTAAGAAGTGATGTATATAATTTGGGATCTTTGGGCAGAGTCGTAGTACAAAATGGTGGCGAAGACTATGCACTTGGAGAATATTTAATATTCACAGGAGGTTCTGGATATGGTGCTAATGCTACAATAACAGAAATACATTCATCAAACAACGGAATAAAAGCTGTTGAATTTTTGCAAACAGATAATTATGTTATAGGCGGAGAAGGTTACACGAAAACAAATCTTCCTGCGATTTCAGTTGATACTGTTTCTGGTTCAAATGCAGTACTATATATTTCAGAAGTGTGTGGAGATGGTGAAGAACTTTCATTGACAACATCACGCATTGGTGCAATTTCATCATTGAGAGTTGTGAGTTATGGATATGACTATATTTCATCTCCACAAATATCACTACGAAATGCTGATTTGGTTGTATCTAATGTTACACCAGGTTTAATCTTCGTTTCGAATACAAGAATATATCAGGGAACATCAAACACAATATCATCATTTTCTGCGTATGTCAATAGTTATAATTCAGATACAGGATTATTACGTGTATTTGATTATACGGGAACATTGAATACAGAATTATTAATTAAATCTGATGATGATACTGTTGATGCATCTTTAACAAGTTCTTTATTTTATGGTGATGGTAAAGCAAAAGCAACAGCATCATTTGAAAATGGTTTGATTAGATATCCAGGATTATATCTAAATACTGATGGACATCTGAGTGAAGATAAACGAATCCAAGATGGAACAAAATATCATAACTTCTCATATGTCATCAATACAACAAAAGATTATGATACATTCAAAGGAAGTCTCAATAACATTGTTCACCCGATAGGAACAAAAACATTCGTCAACAAAATATATTCACATTCAAGCAATTTTACAAGTAACTTGCAGAGTGTGATCTATAAAGAACAAATTTATGCAGATACCTTCAATATTGCATACTCATCAAATAATATGGTATCAACTAATGTATCTGCAAATCTGAGTGCAACTATTTCTGTTGGTGATGTTGTTATCCTTGAAGACTTGGAACTCGTTTTAGAAGGCACAGCAAACACAACTTTAGATTCGAATGTTGTTGTTGGTCTATCAACCAACTTCTTGAATCAAGTTCAGGATGGAGATTTGATACAAATTTCTACTGGAAATACTGAAGTTGTTACGAGTGTCGAATCTAATAACTCGATCATAACACAAAATACAATTGGTGTTACTAGTACTGGAAGTACAATAAATTTGATATTTAATGATACGAAAACTGTAACATTTGTTAACGCAAATACAATATTGGTAAATAGTAATTTTGTAACTAATGGCAACAATATCGTAGTTATTCATAGAAAAGTTGAATAAATAAAACCATGACAACACTAATCACTGAAAACTTTAAAGTCGAACTTGCAAAGAAATTGTATGATTCATTAGACTTGGGTCTGAATTCCTCTCTTCCTGCAGATAGACAGAATTACTTTTATGCAATTTTAGGCAGACAGATTGCTTGGCAAGATGAAGAGAATCCACCTACACCAACTCAGGGCACAAATTGTTTAAACATTTTATACAAAAATGCTTTGTTTGCAAAAAGATTAACTAATGCTCAGGCATCATTTGTCGCCAGACGTATTGATTGGACATCAGGAACAGTTTATGATCCTTACTCTGACATAATATGCAATTTTTCATTCGATTTAGATTTTTATGTTATGAATTCATCATTTGAAGTTTTCAAATGTTTGGATAACAATAATGGCGCAGAATCTACGGCAGAACCCGATATCACATTATCAACAACATCACTTGAAGAACCATATATTGAAACCGCTGATGGTTATAAGTGGAAATATATGTATACTTTATCATCAATACAAAGACAAAAATATTTGACACTTGAGTGGATGCCAGTTTCAACCAATAAGTTTGTTTCTGCGGCAGCAATCGGCGGTTCTATCGATGTTGTCAAAATTACAAATTCTGGAAATAATTATGTGGACGGTTCAGCACAAGACATTATTAGTGTTGTTGGTGATGGTACTGGTGTTCAATTAAAAGCAAACGTTGTAGATGGACAAATTGTTGACGTTATCATACAAGATCGTGGATTAAATTACACATATACAGACATCACAATTGAAGATGTCGCTGGTGGTGTGGGAACATCTGCAGAGTTACAATCTATCGTTGCTCCACCAGAGGGTCATGGTTATGATCCTGTGTATGAGCTTGGTGCATCTAAATTAATGTTTGATTGTGATTTCGATGGATCAGACACATCATTTTTATCAGAAAATGATTATAGACAAGTTTTCATTGTATTAAATCCAGACGCACAATCTACAGGATTACCAGCAACTGCTGAAAAATATACATGTTATTACCGAATAAAAACATCACCTGGATTGGGCAACTTCAATGAAGATGAAGTTGTTTATCAAGGAACAACATTGGAAAGTGCAACATTTACAGCAAATGTTGTTCATTTCGATGCAACACAGAATTATCTGTATGTTAATAACATCAGAGGTAGTGCTACAATAAATCAATCGATAAAGGGTGGTTCTACCGGTTCAATTAGAATTATGAACGGATTTGAAAATCCATCTATGAAATTATATTCAGGTAAAGTATTATACATATCTAATACATTAGCAGTTTCACGAAATCCTGACCAAACAGATCGTGTCAGATTCATACTAAATTTCGATAGTTGACGAGGAATACATGACTACTCTTTTTAATTACGACCCCTATTTCGACGACTTTGATGAAGATAAAAACTTCATGCGTGTTTTGTTTCGTCCGGGTTATGCCGTTCAGGCTAGAGAATTAACTCAGTTACAGACTATTCTTTCGAATCAGATTGAAAAATTTGGTAATCACATCTTTCAGAGTGGAAGTCCTATAACTGGTGGTAAAATATCCCTTGATAATAGATCGAATTATTTAATTTTACAACCACAATATGAAAGTGCTGACATAAATCTAGAATCATTTTTAGATAAAACTATCATTTCATATAATTCGACAAAAAATGTTAGGGCTAAAGTTATTGCTGTTGACAATACATCTGAAACTACACCCACACTGATTTTGAAGTATTTGAGTGGTGATCGTTTTACTGAAGATGATGAATTAAAAATACTTGGTCAAAATATTTTTGCAAAAGCAAGAAGCACTAATGCCGTCGGATCATCTTATGTTGCAAGCATTCAAGATGGTGTGTATTATTTCAAAGGACAATTTGTAAAAGTTCTTCCTCAATTTTTAGTTTTAGAACTATTTTATAAAGTCGGATACAATTCTCCCAATATCAATTCAAAACCATCTTGGAAAGTTGGTATAGAATTTACAGATACAATTGTCGATGAAATTGACGATTCATCTTTGCTTGATCCTGCACAAGGTTCTTTCAACTATCAAGCACCTGGCGCACACAGATATCAACTACAAACAACCTTATCAAAAAGAACATTAGATTCATCTGACGAATCATCATTTTTTGAAGTTATTAGACTTGTTAATGGTGTTAAAACTAAAGAGATAAATTATCCAATTTATAATGAATTGGAAAAAACAATGGCAAGACGCACGTATGATGAGTCTGGAAATTATACTGTAGATCCGTTCATTTTAACCATGGAAGAAGGAGATTCTTCAAATGGTAAATTCAACATTATATTGGATCCAGGTAAAGCATATGTTGGTGGATATGAATATCAAACAATATCATCAACAAAAATTGAATTAGATAGGGCTAGAGATACAAAGTATGTTGATGAATATGATCTTCCAACAAACTATACGAGTTATGTTGTCTTAAATACCGTTCGTGGTACACTAGATATTCCAAGTTTCACTAAACTTGATGTCCATTGTGTGGATACAGCAAACGTAAATGTATCAACCGATGTTGCATACAATTCGACAAAAATTGGAACTCTGAATGCAAGCATGATTAAGTATGATACTGCTTCAGATGACAATATAGGAAACACCCACACATTTACAGTGAATGTATTCAATTCTACAGGAACTGCAATAAATGGAACAGTTCGGACAGGATCAACAAATACTGTTATAAATTTACCAACAAGTTTTTCTGTTGATGCTTCAGCTAATGCATATGCAAATATGTATTTTAGATTAACAGATTCATCACTGTCATCAATTAAAATTCTGGAATCAGACAGTTCAGGTTTGACTATTACTCTTTCATCTGCTTTACCATTTTCACCAACTTCAGCAAATACATTTTCGATAGAATCTGATTTTAAAGTTGCACAAAGTTTGGTAGAAAGAAGTGCGCAATCAATTCTTTTTGCTGGAAATGTTGACGACAAATCTAAAGAAACATCTACTGGATTCTCATTCATCAATGAACCAAAAAGATCGAGTTTGATATTTGATGTTCCTTTTGATTCGATAAAAGAAGATACAATAACGAATTTTGACTTTTTTGCTAGAAAACTTTTCGATAACAAAGTATCTGATGGTAGTGGTTTAATCAGTATTTCGACAACTGGAACAGATACGTTTGCATTCGCAGGTACTCCTGGAGTTCTGAGTGATTCGACTGTACTCAATAACATAATTTGTTTCGTTCGTGCAGATTCTGTATCAAACGGCACATCTGGCATTGCACCAAATACTGTCCTGAGTTTGGCTAATAGTTATTTTTCAGTCACTGCTGTAGATACAGACACCATCACGATTGATGTTGGAACAGTTGGTGTTCGTGCGGATTTCATCATAACAACTAAAGTTAATAATGCGGAATTGGGAACAAGTGGTGCAATTCGAGGAAAACAATTAATACCACTAGTCAGTGGTGCAGATCTACATGCAAAAGTTCCTTATGAACTTGATATTTCTGGCGACACTTTAGATGTGGCCAATTCTGTAAACAAAACTGTTGTTTCGGGAACAGGCATAGTATTTGATGATATTGGTGCAACATTCTTAGATAATCCATCAATATTAACAGACTTGAGAACACCAGGAGTTTCTGTTAGTTTGCAAGTTCCTGACATATATGAATTAGTCAGAATTACAGAATCCAAGAGTGTTGGTAGTAATGTTACAACATCTATGCTCACCTCAGACTCTTATGATATCACGGATTATTTTGAATTCGATAATGGTCAACGTAAAACACATTATGATCATGCGTCAATAAAACTAAAACGTGGGTATCGTTCACCGACAGGTAATGTATTAGTTCAATACAAATACTTGAAGCATCAAAGCGCACCATCTCCACAAAACATAGGTCTATTCACTGTAGATTCATATTTGAAATCTGGTTCCAACTTCACTTATGATGATATTTCAGTTTTCAATAACACTCAAGATTCTAAAGTTGTTTCGTTAAGATCTGCTTTTGATTTTAGACCAACTAGACAGATTGGCGGAACAGAATTGTCTGGTGCAGTTAATCCTGATCCAGACTTGACTGCTAGTTTGAGTTTCGATCACTACTTGGCAAGAATCGATAGAGTTGTTGTTAAACCCTCAAAGAGTATTGCTATAATCAGTGGAACTTCTGCGGTGAATCCATCTGCACCAGTTGTTCCAGATGATGATATGTTAATCTATACGTTGAAGTTGCCTGCATATACTGAAACCGTGACATCGATTGAATCTGAATTCAAAAATAATAGAAGATTCACGATGCGTGATATTGGTAATTTTGATACACGAATTAAAAATTTAGAATATTATGTTTCACTTAATGCTTTAGAAAAAGACACAACAACACTTAAAATTTTAGACACGAATGGTTTAGATAGATCTAAGTATGGTATTTTGGTTGACAACTTCACAACAACAAGTCAACAAGCAACATACACAGAAGTTGGTTTTGATAATAGATGTTTGATTGAAAAGAGTGAATTGAAACCAGCATCTCTCATGAGAACTATTAAACTACAACTTGTAAAATCATTATCTTCTGGAAATTACAAAGTTGTGGGTTCTGGCGAAAAAACTTCTTTGATGATGAATTACACATCAAGCAATTTTGCCAACCAATTAAAGGCAACAAAGGCTACAGTTGTTGCAGGTGCATTATTTGGTAATTTCTCTGGTGCTTCAAAATTGTTTCCAGAATATTCTGCGATTGTTGATACTGACGTTACAGCACAAACAGTATATAATCCATTAAATGGATATTCTGAGTTCTTAGATTTTTACAACACAAACAATAAAATTTTGGCAAATGGAAGTGATGTTTGGACTGAAGGTAAAAATAGTCCATATGCAAAAATTCCAACAGATCATTGGTATACAGAAATTTCAGCTACAGACACATCGAGTGGTGTATTGTTGAACGAAAGTGGTTATGTCCAGAACTTTGGAGATATCACGACATCAACAACAAACACATATTTGACAACGAATTATGCACTACAACAAGATCAAATAGGCGTATCAACATCAAAAATCGATTTGGGTTCATATGTTACTGACATAGACATACAACCTTACATGAAACCTTTGGAGATTGTGTTTGTTTGTAACTCTTTACGACCAAATACTGGTTTTTTTGTTTACTTTGATAATATTCCAGTATCTGTTAATGCTTTACAAGGTGGTTATCTAGGATTATATTCCACTGTAGCTAATCCAAACAAAGCGATAATCGATACGACATCAGGAATTTTTGATAGAACAGAAAAGGTGTTTATTGCTAATAGTAGTGTGCAACTTTCAACATATGTTGCAAACTATGCATCAGGAAATACCGATTATAAAATCATCACTTTGACTGATAGAGAACCAAATTCTAATACATTCTTCATTGTAAATAAGAGTTATGCAGGTTCAATCAGTGGAAAATACATTCAAGGATTGGAATCTGGCGCTAAAGGAACAATAACTTCGGTTACTGAGCATAAATCTGGTCTAGTTTCAGCAACAACTCCAACAACAATAACTCTGTCGGCAGATGCGCCTTCAGTAAATATTGCTGGAAACACAATATCATTTGTTGCAGATACTGGTGATGATACAGGTTACGGACATTTGTTCCAAGTTATTGATTATAACACAACATCAAAAGTTGCAACTGTTATTCCTAGAGGAGATAGTACTCCAGACGAATATGTTGCGACAGGAGATTGGTTATATTCAATAGGAAAACCAAAATCAAATAGGTATGGTCAAGTTTCTGGATCATTTTTTCCAAGAAAACAGTTGTTTAGAAATGGTGAACGCAAGTTGCGTGTTACTGAATCATTCAATAACTCATTCGATTCCGATTCGATTTCATTTACAGATTCGACATTTGTGTGTTCTGGAGTTTCAATACAGAAAACGGATCTCGTCAGTACAGTATATAACATAGGAATAGAACCTAAAATTGTTGGATTCACTAGTGATACACAATTATATGGTTCATCAACTTCAGATGTTATAACAAATCGGACATCGGTTGACAACACTCCTCCTCCACCCCAACCCGCATTGCCACCAGCACCTCCTATTGAAGTTGCTGTTCCTATAACACAAAGCGTTGCACCTGAAGTTGTGCAATGGGTATATGAAGATCTTGGAACACAGGATAGTTCAGTTTATGGATGGGTAGAAAGTCCTGCTCAAATTTGGGGCGATCTTGGAACACAGGAAAGTTCAGTTTATGGATGGATAGATAATCCAGCATACACATCTCAGTTTGATTGGGGTGGATGTCCTGGTGATCCTCTGGCACAAACTTTCTATGTTGATCCCACTGTATATCCTTATGGAATATTCTTAGATAGTTTAGATTTATTTTTCAGAACAAAAGACTCTGATGGTATGTCAGTTCGAGTCGAAATACGACCAACAGTTAACGCAACGCCACATGCTTATTTTTGGTATCCAGAATCTGTTGTTGAGAAATATCCAGATGATATAAACACTTCTGAAAATCCATCAATAAATGATTCAACAACAATAACAAACTTTAAATTCTTTACTCCTGTATTCTTAGGACCAGGAATGCATTGTGTTGTTATAAAAACAGATTCTCCAGAATATGCAATATGGACTGCGGAGAAAGGTGCTATATCATTAAGTGGCGAAACTGTTAGTATCAATCCTTATGTTGGTACTTTATACAAATCTCAAAATGCTATGGAATATACACCATTAATTAATGAAGATTTGATGTTCAATATTAAAAGGTGTGTTTTCGATATAAATACTGCAACATTCTATTTAAAATCGCCAAATCAGCCAGCGACAACGTACTTTGATAGTTTCAGAGTCTCAGAGAAAACTATACAACCAATATCGTCTGGCATCACATCAATTGCACATTCATTCGTATCAACACCTATAGGGTCTACTATAGAAACTTCATATAGACCAATATCTCCTGGTGTAAAATATGATATGGGCGGAGATGATTTGTATCCTATCGGTTATAGAAGAAAAGAACTAGAAACTGTTGGTGATTTCACTCTTAAAATTGATATTTCAACTTTAAACGATGCAGTATCACCAGTTATATCAACAGAATCTTTATATTTGAATGCTTGGGAAAATTTTGTAGATAACTGTTCAATATCAGCAGAAGATTTCAATATTATTGTTGATGGATCTGGTTATTCAAATGCAAACACAATTGTTGTTAATTCTGACACAGGTTCAGGTGCAGACATTCGCATGATAGTTGATGGCGCAAATGGAAATGTCGTTGGTGTTAATGTCATCTCTGGTGGTAGTGGTTATACAGATGATTACACAATATCAATTTCAGACACAACAGATCCTTCAAGCAACATCACTGCTAATGCAACCATTGTATTGAATAGTGAATTTGACGAATCTGGTGGTCCAGCAGATGCAAGATACATCACGAAAGCAATCACTTTAGCTGACGGATTTGATGCTGGAGATCTGAGAGTTATTTTAAATGGTAACATTCCTGGAGATAGTGATATTATAGTTTTCTATAAAGTTTTATCTTCGTCAGATGATACTCCGTTCAAAGAACGCAAATATCAAAAAATGGAAAGAGTTGATCAGAATGTAATACCTTCTAAAACAACAAAAGACTTTATGGAATTTGAATATAGACCATCTTTGACTGAAAATCAAGTAACCTATGTTTCTGAAAATGGTGTCACATACGACACATTTAAAACATTCTCAATAAAAATTGTTTTAACATCTTCAGATCCCGCAATCATTCCTAAAGTTCGTGACTTAAGAATTATTGCTTTACCAGCGGAGTAATATTATGTTTGTTAAAGTTGAGGGTAATCACTTTGTGAAAAATACTGAAAATTCTGCCTTATTGACCGTTAATAAGGCAGCGTTAGCCGAAAATGAAGCAAGAAAAATGTTGGCTAAAAAGTTAAATGGTAAAAATGATGAGATAAATACATTGAAGACTAAAGTTGAATCTCTATCAACAGATATATCAGAAATAAAATTCTTGTTAAAGCAAATCTTAAAATAACACACCGGGATATTAAATGTCGATTCC